TGGGCAAATACGAACGGTACGACTGCGTATTGGCCCAGCACTTTCCAGGTGGATGGTTCGACTATCACACCCAAGTGGCAGGGTGGTACGGCTCCGACTGGCGGCAACGCGAGCGCGATTGATTTGTATTCGTACACGATTGTCAAGACGGCGGCGACGCCAACTTATACGGTGTTTGCTTCTCAGACCCAGTTCAAGTAGGAGTTTGATATGCCTAATCTTGGTACTAGGTCAAACGCTTCAGCGCGAGCATACGGTTTTGGTGGTGGAGCAAATAAAATTGTTGCCTCTGGTGGAACAGAAACAACTAGCGGTCTATACAAGATTCACACATTCACTTCGTCTGGAACATTTACAGTTTCGGCAGCCCCCGGTGGAGCAACTGTTGACATTTTGTGTGTTGCGGGCGGCGGTGGTGGTGGCGGTTATGTTAGTGCTGGTTATGTAAATGAATGCGCTGGCGGTGGCGGTGGTGGTTTTGTTACGACCTCAGGAACCAGTATTAGTGCTGGAACATATACTGTAACAGTTGGTGCGGGTGGTGCTACTAACGCCAGTGGCAGCGCCAGTTCTATTGGTTCTCTTGCCTCAAGCACTGGTGGCGGATATGGAGGCGCTACTCAATCCGTAGTAGGTGGTGTGACGACCCCCACATCTGGTTCTGCAGGTGCTTCGGGTGGTTCTGGTGGTGGCGGAAGTGGTGGTTTGGGTACAGGTTATTCTGGTGGCGCGGGCGGCGCTGGAACTTCTGGTCAAGGAAATGCTGGCGGTTCAGGTGGAGCCGGTGGCTATACCGGTTCAGGAAAATTTGCTTCTCATACCACCGGGGGTGCTGGTGGCGGTGGGGGTGCAGGCGCGGCTGGAGGCAATGGTGGAGCCGCACCGGCTGGGTCGTATGCGGGACAAAGTGGGAATGGTGGAAATGGCGCAAGCAATTCCTACAGCGGTTCTTCCGTAACATACGCTGGTGGCGGTGGTGGTGGTGGTTCCATTGTTAGTGGTACAAATAATACTGGAAGTGGTGGTACGGGCGGCGGCGGTGGTGCTGGTGGAAATGGTACCGCGAATACTGGCGGCGGCGGTGGTGGAATGCTTAACGCAGGCGCCCCAGGTTCTGGTGGTTCTGGAATTATCATCGTAAGGTACCTCGCATAATGGCTCACTTTGCTCAAGTAGACGCAGATAATCGTGTTGTCCAAGTTCTTGTAGTCCCTGATGACCAAGAACATCGCGGTGAAGAATTTTTGCGCGATGATTTGAACCTTGGTGGTCGCTGGATTCAAACTTCGTACAACAATAAGATTCGTAAACAGTTTGCTGGCATCGGATTTACCTATGATTCCGATGCTGATGTTTTTATTGCTATTCAGCCAAGACCGTGGTTTGTCTTAAATAGTAATTATGATTGGGAATGCCCAATTGGCATTAAACCGCATGACGGGTCTGTTGTAACGGATGACGAATGGCTGTGGTTGGAAAAGGTATTTACTTATGGGAATCCAGCAGAAATGGTTAGGGCAATCTATGCCGTCTGAAATTGTTCACCTCAGCGAAACCTCTTACATTACGATTGACGAATGTCCGCGTGATTATTTCGGCGACGAAAACAAAAAAGCCGAACGGGTTACGCTTTTTAGTAATGGCGAACAGGTTTTAATTTGGGATGTTTTCATGAACGAAGATACCCGTTATGCCCTTTACATAGATGTTGAAGAAAAATTCCGCGATGGTGAATGGTTGAATATTCTTTTAGAAAGCGACCCAATGTCTCTGGGCAGATTCAACCGCGAGTATGCGGTATGGACGAATGTCGGAGAAGTTATGGTCAGCCGTGAGTCATCTTTAGTTGATTTTTTTAAATCAATGAACGATAAAAATATTCTTCGAACTGAAGTTGTTCTTGAACATGGTTTAGAAAATAAAGTAATTAAAATTCAATAATGGCGGCACTATACGATTCCTCAGACCTATATGAAAACTCCTCGTACACATACGAGGGGTATCCTTTGCGCACGGCATCGGGGTCTGGAACTGGAACACAGAACGCTACTGGCGTTCGTGTTCAATTAAGAAGCGCAACTGGTGATGGAACTGGTTCTTCAACCTCTACTTGTGTTCTAACTAACTTAAGGACGGCTACTGGTTCTGGAACTGGAACAGAATCGGCGGACGGGTCAACAGACCACTTCAAGACCGCTAGTGGTTCGGGTGGCGCTACCGCAGGTGATACTGCTGTCGGCAAGTTGATTCCTTGCCGTTTGGCTACCGGTTCTGGCACTGGTGGTTCTGATTCGTATGGTGCGTCCGCCCAGTTGCGTACCGCAACAGGTGCTGGCACGGGAACAGAACTAGCATCTGGTTACAAGACAAGTGTGCGCGTCGCCATAGGCGACGGCACCGGGACGCAAACCGATACCAACTATAAAACCAGTATTCGTACTGCCACTGGAACAAACTCTAGCGGTTCTTCTTCTAGCGCCCAGTCACAGTTTTTCCGTGCCGCCACTGGTTCTGGTGGAGCAACCGCAGGCGACCAGGCTATTGGTCTACATACACACCTTAGGTTGTCAACGGATGCTGGTAGTGGAACATCAACTAGCAATGGTCTGCTAACGCATATTCGCACTTCAACTGGTGCTGGTGTTGGAAATGAATCTGCTAGCGGCTACAACACAAGCATCCGCTCCGCAATTGGGGATGGACTTGGTTCAAGTAGCGCGAATGGTTTCAAGACTGTTATCAAGACGGCCTCTGGGTCTGGCACTGGAACATCGTCTGCTACTGGCATTAAGTATGTGTTTAAAACTGCGACTGGTGCTGGTGGGGCTACTGCTGGCGATTCCGCTAGTGGGTTTACGACGCGACCTCGTACGGCGACAGCCGGTGGACTTGGTTCCGCTGTTGCCCTTGGATTGCATGAGCATAAGCGTGGCGCTACGGGCGCTGGCACAAGTGGGCAGACCGCAATCCGCAACCACATTCACATTCGCGTGACTGCCTCTGGTGGCGCTGGCTCTCTCGATGTTGCGCTGTGGAAGAACGCAGGTGAATACATGGACCGCGTTATCAGAATGCGTCCAGTCCAGGGTCCAGGCTTCCGCAAGAAAGTCAACTACTCCTCCAAGAGATAATCATGGAACTAACCGAACTGCTCAACGAGCGGGAATGGCGGGCCTGCCGAGGCCCGTCTGACGCTAGCATCGACCAACTTGTCGAAGCATTCACTTACTTCTGCGAGAACTATTGGGCGATTAAGCATCCTGAGCGTGGACGGATTATGTTTGAACTGCGTGAAGCGCAGGTCGAAACAATCCGCGCCTGGATGACCAACCGTTATAGCGTCGTGCTCAAAGCCCGCCAGATTGGATTTTCCACCCTGGCGGCAGCCTACGCATTCTGGCTTGCATTCTTTTGGCCAGACAGATTTATCGTCATGCTTTCGCGCACCGAGCGCGAAGCGGCCAAGTTGCTGCAGAAGTCGAAGTACGGCTACAAGTTCTTGCCTTCATGGCTCAAGCAGCGTGGCCCCCAGTTGACTTCAGACAACCAGTTGAAGATGACATTCGCCAATGAGTCTGCAATCGAGTCGCTGCCTTCGGGCAATGACCCTGCTCGTGGTGAATCCGTGTATTTGGTTGTCGTCGACGAGATGGCGTTCTTGCCAAACAGCGAGGAAGCCTGGGCCTCCATCGAGCCGATTGCTGACGTTGGCGGTCGCGTAATATGTCTGTCAACTGCTAATGGTTCTGGAAACTTCTTTCATCACCTTTGGGTCGGCTCCCAAACTGGAACCAATAACTTCCAGGGAATCTTCTGGCCGTGGTCGGCCGGCGACAGAGACGAGGATTGGTATGAAGCCAAAGAGAAGTCGATGCCTTCTTGGCAGTTGCACCAGGAGTATCCTCGAAATCCTGAAGAGGCATTCATTAAGTCGGGTAATCCTGTTTTCGATGTGGACGCTTTGCGCACATTGGCTACTGAGGAGCCACGGCGGGGCTATGTACATGTCATCTCCCGAAAGAACATGGAATACCGAGACACTCCCGATGGAGAATTTAGAGTCTGGGCAGAGCCAGACTTCGAGGGAGTTTACGTCATCGGTGCAGACGTGGCGGAAGGGTTGGCTCATGGAGACTACTCGTCTGCACATGTAGTGGACGCTCGCGACCGTAGCGTCGTGGCACATTGGCATGGCCACATCGAGCCAGACCTGTTCGGGGACCTGCTGGCTGAGATTGGCTACTGGTACAACGGGGCGCTTTTGGGCGTGGAGAACAACAACCACGGTCTGACCACCCTGAAGGCGCTTCAGCGATACGGCTACAAGAATATCTACCGCACCCGCAGACTCCAGCAGCGCAATCCCGAGGCCACGGAAATCCTGGGTTGGCGCACCACTACGGCCACCAAGCCGCTGGCCATCGACGAACTGGCTGCCGCCATTCGTGATGGGGACATCGGATTAGCGGATGCGCTTACAGTCCAGGAACTCATTACCTTCGTCCGCCAGGCCAACGGCAGGATGAACGGCTCCCCACACGACGACAGGGTGATGTCACTGGCAATTACCTGGCAAATGCTCAAGTATGTCTGGCTCCCAGAGTACCGGACCGAGGCTCCGCCCCCCAGGTATTCGCTGAATTGGTTCGAGAAGTTCTTGGTCAGCGAGGACGAGCCGTTCAAACGGGTGCCAATCGGGGCATACAACGCCAGAAACCGTGGGTAACGACCGGGCATAAAGATGATGGGTGCTACAAAATGTCTCGAATGTGGAGATTTGTTCTCCTTTGATGTCATGCCGCGCCGTGGCGCGGTGTGCTTTAAGTGTCATGTCAAGGGCATTCGCCTCGGGTTTAGCCACGGCAAGGCAGATTTTCATGGTCCCACCATCCGTGAGCGCCAGCGACAGCAGGAACGCCAGGCAGCAGAGGCCGGAATCAAGGCCGAACCTATTGGGCAGCGCTGGGTGTAAGCCGTGTGGTGGGTTTCTATTGTCGTCGCCGTCATTGGCGGTCCCTTGATGTGGGGGCTAAGCAGGTTTGACAAGCGGAATACCCAGCAACACGCGCAGAACCAGGAGGTTCTGCTGCGGATTGAGTCGAAGGTCGACCACATCGACGAGCGGCTGGACGACCATATCGATTATCACCTAAAGGAAGGGTTGTAGTGAATTATCGTGACGCACTTAAGCGTGGTATTGCTACTTTCATTGCTGGCGCTACCGCTTCTCCGCTGACCTCGGCGGTCTTTGATGTCTCGTTCTTCAAGGCGGCCGGCATTGCCGGCCTGATTGCCGTGTGGAACTGGCTTGCCCGCGTTGCTCAGGCATGGAAGGCAGACAATGGCACGGTTGTCTAATTCAGAATTGCTGTCTCGTTATCGCCAGCACATCGCCAAGTCGAAGCGCTGGCGGCGCGAAGAGGGCTACGACGACACCTGGCGTCGGCTTATCGACATGTACCGTGGTCGGCATTACGAGTTTGCCACTGACGAGGACCGCCTGTTGGTGAACGTCGCCTTTGCGACGGTCAACGTCATTAGCCCCAGCGTCTCCGTGAACTACCCCAAGATTGCAGTTAACGCTCGCAAGTCCGAGGATGCGGCTCGAGCCATCGTGACCGAGGCTGTCGTCAACTACTGGTGGAAGCACTACAAGGTCAAGCCCGAGTTCCGCCGCGCGGTCAAGGACTTCCTTGTCCTTGGCCACGCATGGCTGAAGGTTGGCTACCGCTACGTCGAAGAAGAGGAAGTCCCTACCGCTGACGACGCCTCGACAGTCAACGAGGACAACCTCATTACGCCAATTACCATTGTCCGTGATGACCGCCCGT